ATGCACTATCCTGTTACCCTAACCCCTGATACAGACGGCTTTTGCGTTACTTTTCGTGACATTCCAGAAGCCATCAGCCAAGGCGATACCACGGACGAAGCCCTAGACATGGCACAAGATGCCTTAATGGTCGCCATGGAGTTTTATTTTGAAGATAACCGAGCCGTACCAATGCCAAGCTAAGCACAAGATGGCGAGCATTTGGTTAGCTTGCCACCGTCTGTATGGGTAAAGGTGTTACTGCTTAACGAAATGATTGCCCAAAATGTCAGCCAAGCTGAGCTTGCCAAAAGAATGGGCATTGTGCCACAAAGTCTAACCCGCCTTGTGGATTTATCGCACACCACCAAAATTGACACCCTTGCCAATGCTTTTGCCAAATTGGGTAAGCAGTTACAAGTTGGTTTGGTTTGATGCTTGATGACGCACCACCATCGCCGTGCGTCTTTGCCAACTATCCCCATAAATCTCACGCACGCTAAGACCGCCATGGGGGTGGTGCAAAATTAGGGCATTACCCACACAATCAGGGGTTTTCTCGCTTGTCAATGCTCCATCATCGCCAAGCCAAATTAAGGCATGATTGACATGATGGGTACGCCCAACACGGCATAAAATCACATCGTGCTTTTGTAAGTCGTTTTTGTCTTGCACCTTAATAAAGCCTGCTTTGGTGAAGTTATTTTCATAAAGTGGTTCATGGTTTGGGTTTTCCCACCAGTCATCAGATCGTGCAAAGCTTGGCAGTGTGATGTCAAGCTCACGGCTGTAATAGTCTTGTACTAGACTATAGCAATCTTGTACGCCATGATAATACTCACGCCCTAAAAGTGGGCTTTGATAAGTGGTAGGCTTATGGCGTTTGATGTCGCAGTATGTTGCCCCTGTCGGTGTATGACCTAAGCCCACAATCACCCAATCTATGTCATGTAAGCCCATTTGCACCTTATCCACTTCACTGGGTAAGGGTTCACCGTTTGGGTGGCTATGGACAATCGCTTCAATGTCGCCACGGTTAGACAATACCACCCATTCGGCAGTATCAATCTCAAACGCATTGGCAGGATTGGGGGCGATATTGGTACAAGGGTGGTATTGACCATCAATAATCACACCACAGCACTCGTTAGGATATACATCCTGAGCATGGGTTATGATTTGTTGTTGTAGGTTTTTAGTTAGTCGCATGGTTTATCCAATAAAAAACCGCCCAAGTTATACTTGGACGGCTGAATATTTGTTTATAATTCAAAGGCTTATAAAATAAAAAAGCCAAATAATTTTGCGAAAAAACGCAGAAATTAATTGACTTTATTTGTATAGTGTAATACAATACATTTCATCAACACAAGGGGTGTTGATTGGGCTAGGACAAGCCTAGCGGTAACATAAGGAGGAAAGGCAATGCTAAGAATCACAATCATCATTGCCCTGCTGTTGCTAAGCTATCCAGCTTACTAACAGTAAAAGCCTAAGGTAGTTGCAGCTACTAAGGCAGGTTAGGTGGAAACGCCTAGCCACTCCTTACCCATTATCATAGCACCATTTTTATAAAAATCAAGGATTTTTTATGGCAGATAAAGCAAGCCCGCAAGCACGCAAAAAAGCAACCGCTAACTATTTTGATAAGTCACTGGCACGCATCGGACTTGTCATTAGCCATACTGAGCCTCATGTTTTAGATGCCTTAAATCAGATTATGGCTCATAAGGATTGCTCAAAGGCAATGGCAATCAAAATCGCTTTGGTTGAGTATGCCAAAACGCTTGACTAAACCAAACCAGCGGCAGGAAATCCGCCAAATCGCTGTTCATTATCTCTTAGTTTGCATTCGGTCATTCGCCCACCACATCTGTCTAGTGCTGGATTGTCGGTGGGCTTGCCGTCTGTGGTAAAGCGGTTGGTGCCGATATAGCCACATTCTTCGCCACGATAACGACCACAGACCGCCCAATGGCAGTAGCTGGTGATTTGACGCACAGGGATTTTTTGCCCTTCAAAGTCCACAGGGTTTGATAATTCAAAGGTGGTGGTGACATTGGTCTGGCTTGTTTTTTGCTCAATGTACCAGTTTTGGATTTTAAAGTTTTGTTCGTCAGCACTGGTCAGATATTCTGCTAATGTATGAATGACTTTTAATTTAGCCCCTACAAAATCACCGAACTTTAGGCATAAAAAGCGTAAGGCTTGGGGTATGCCACCAATGTCGTTATGAATGATCAAAGTAGGGGTAGAAGCACGGCCATCTGAACGCATCTCAAGCCCATCGGCTTTGATGGCGATGGGATGAAAATCCTGCCCCTGCCATCTAATCACCCCATCGTTATGCCCATGAAAACGGTAAATCTCACCGCCCAATTTTCGTGCGTCAAGCTCATACAAGGTAATAAAGCCTTGTACAGTGGTTTGTTGTATGTCTATGTTAAAACTCATGGCAATCTCATTTGATTAATCCGCCCAAGTGCCTGCATAACGCTAAGCACTTAGGCTATTACTTCCCAGTTTAACCAGTAAGTTAAACTTACCTTAGCTTACTTATCTTGTTCAGCCTGTTCAGCCCCATCATCTGCCTTGTCGGTGGTTTCACTAGCAAGGGCAGCACGCACCCCATAGCGATTGTCCTTAAAAGACAGAATAAAGGCGGTGACCGTTTGGCTGTTGTCCCAGCCTTGTAGTTGACGCAGTTGATTGGACGCCCACGCTAAAAGGTCAGCACGAAACGCCGTGGTGCGATTGCGTTTTAGCACACCATTATTCGGCTCATTGTTACTCACTTCAAAGCCGTCATCCTCAGGGTAGTAGGTAATCTCAATGGTGGCAGCTTTATCGCCATGTTGGTTTTTCCAAAAGTCCACCTGTGCGATAAAGCTCTGTAATACCTGTGCCTCGGTGCGTGATACTTCGGTTAGAGTTGTTTCACTCATTGTTTTGCTCCTAAAAAAGCCCTTGATTTACAAGGGCTGTGGGTATGTCGCCGACATTAATGTCGGTGAGTTAAAAAACCGCTCATCAGATGGGCGGTTTGGTTTAAAAAACCTGTTCAAATTTTAGGCTAATTTCCCAAAAGTTGCCTTTTTTCTGACTGATTTCATAATTTTCACAGACATATTTTAGGGTGTCGCCATGTGGATTTGTCCACAAAAACGGTATCACGCCTTTGTGTTCATCAAGAAAGGTTTTGATGGGCAAGATGACCGTTTGCCAATCGCCTGTTTTTGACCCTGACCAGTCCATACGCTGATTGTTAATGCCATGGCTGACGCGCTGGGCATAGCCGTCACCAAATTGGGTTTTGCTAACAGCATGATGAACACTGGCGGACGCTCCCATATTCATTTTCCAGTTAAAGGTTTTCATTGTCTTTTTTCTCTCAAATTCTTTATAAACCCGATAAATGTCTGGGGCTTTATAAATCAGCATGAGTACAACTAGGGTTATCATCAAAATAATGAATTTTGCCATCGTTAACTTTTCACTTTCAATATAGGTTAAAAATGTGATAAAATCACCCATAAGTTATCCTTTTAAGTACCGTTTAAAGGGGTAATAAAAAACCCAACTGTTTGCACCAGTTGGGTTTTTGCTTATCTGCGGTATAGCCTGTCAAGATGTCCGTTTTGTTTGCTCTCTTGTATCACGACTTGCCGAGCGATTTTTGCCATGGCTTCGCCCATGGTTTTACCCATTTGGGTATCGGCTTGGACATTACTACCGTCAGAGTTTACGGTTACATGGACATTGATAACCTGCCCAGCATTCCCATTTTGCATGCCATCTAGCTTCTTATCCAAAGCCTGTGCGGTATGCCGTGGTAGCACTCGCTCACCTTTTTCTAGATTCCAAGTGCCTGATTTTGGCACGCTCATAATGCCGTCGTGGGCTTGACCGACGGGCATGACCACCGATTTAATCGCACTGACGATTTTTGCCCCATGACCTACCGCCAACGCCATATCTGCCAGCCCCTCAGGGAAACCCTTGGCAAGACCTTTACTGATGGCCTGCTGCATGGCAAGACCTGCCTGTGCAATAGCAAAGCCTTGTTGCATGGCAAACATGGCACGATATAGCCGAGACTGCTCACCTAGGCTGTCTTTGGTGATGGACGCCAGCGATTCAAAGATATTTTCACTTTGGCTGAGTATCAGCGTGCGTTTGGCGTCTTGGTACGCTTCATCAATGGCAATCCTTGCCGCCACCCCTTCTTGTGCTATCTGTGTGAGTGCGTCTTCGTTGTCTTTATAAAGCTGTTTTTGTTTATCCATAAACCGCCCTAAGCGATTTAGGCGGGTTTCATGTTCAAAGTTAAGCTCATCAAAAGCAGAGCTGTCAGGCTTGGGCAAATCAAGCAGCTCACTCATCAGCTGTCTGCTTTGGGCGGACACATCGGTACCGTATAAGCGGTGTTGCTCGGCTAAGATGGTTAATTGCTCATCTAGGATGTCAAGGCGTTTTTCTTCTTCACTGCGACTGTCAAACACCAGCTGCATATACGCCTTGTGTGTTGCCAATTTTTTTTGTTCGGTGGCGTGTAGTTGTAGATTTGCCTTAATCTGCTCATAAATATGCTCTGTGCCATCTTGCTTTAATCCTGCGTATTTTTGTATCTCTTCATTGATTTGCCGCTCAATGTTTAGCAGTTCACGCTGATATGATGATGCGTGATTTGATAGCATGGCATCATGTTTGATTTGGCTGCTTCTTTGATTAAGCTCAAACGCCAATTTGGCATTTTCGGCATTTGCCGCCCAAAGCAATAAGTTGTTTTTGGTTTCACCATTTAACACACTCATCTCATGGCGAACATCAAACAAATCATGTGCCAGCTCATCAAAAGGCGTCTGCTTGCCCACAAGTTTGATGGTGCGTGCCAATGATTTTAATTCATCATTAGCTTTTTTGGTGGCGGTGTATAAATCTTTTTGCCCTGCCAAATCTTTAAGCTTTTGTTTTTGTGCTTGGGTTGCCTCATAAAACTTGCCCAGTTTGTTATCCGTCTCAAATATCATATCCGACAGACTGTTATTTAACAGCTGATGGGATTCATGATGCAGTTTTGCTACCAAAGCATCAAGCTCATTGATGGCATCCGTGATGTCATCGGCAGTTTTTTTGGTTTTATCGGACGCATTTGTCGCAGCACTGCCTACGCTGTTATAACTGTCTGCCAGTGACGCATTGGCTTTGGTGGCTTGGGTTGCTTTATCCGCCAGCTGTGTGACATAGTTGTACGCTGAATTGGTATTATTGTCTTTGATGGTGTGGGCAACCCCAAAATCAACATTGTCATATTGCAATCGTCCAAGGCTGACCGTGCCAATTAGCGGAATGCTGGCTTCTATACCCAAAACCTTTGCCATACTGTTGGCTTTGGTGCTAAGAAAATCAATCTTTCTTGCGGCATTGTTAATCATCATCTCAATGATTGAGACAAACGCATTGCCGATACCCAAAAAGATATTTTTGGTCGTCTTGCCCAGCTGTACAAAATTATGCAGGGCGTTTTTTGCTCCAGCTTTGGCGGCGGCGTTAATTAAATCAAAGGTTTTGGCGGCAACTTGGAGCATACCCACAAAGCCGCCATGGCTGGTCGCAAAGAAATTAGAAAATGCCCCCGTACTGCCCTTTGTGGTATCACCCACTTTGGCAAGCATATTATCAGCAAAGGCAGAGACAGTATCCCACGCCATTGAAAACCCATCACCGACAAACACGATGAAATCTTTTGCCATGAGTGTGACTACCCCAAAGGCATCAGATAAACTGTTTATCGCACCTGTCACCCCATGCGTGCTGACCACCACAGATGCCAGCACCGCCCCTATGGCGATGATGGGGTGAGCGGTGATGATCCGCCCAAGCGACATAAACGCACCGCCCAAGCCTGTGATGGTACGAGTGGCAAGAATGCCCACGCCCATCGCCCTTCGTTTAGCGGTGGTAACCCCTGCTAGGGCGAGCGTGTGTAGTCGTGCGGCCGCTGTGGCGGTATTAAAACTTTTTGCCAAACCAACCAATGAACGAGCATAGGCAACCGCATTTGTTGTGGCCTGTATGGTCTTCACAATCTTAAAGCCTAAGCCAGTGCTAAGCGACAGTATTTTAAGTTCTAGGACTTGATAAGCCGTGATTTGCCCTTGTACGCTAAATGCGTTGGCAATACTGGCTTTGGTGCTTGCCAAAGTTGCCCCTGTCAGTGTAACAAATGATGTTACTAAGGCAGAGTTTTTAGCGATGATGCCAAGCCATACCGCCCCGACCATCGCTGCCGCACTGACCAGCGTGCGAAAATGCTCAGCCGCCCATAAGACGGCATTGGCAATGTTTTGGCTCATCATGCTGTTTTGGTTCATGATGTCATCAATAAGATAATTATACTCGTTTTTAATGACTTGTAGGGCTTGTGATACCGTGGTTGGCATCTTAGCGGACATGGCGGACAGACTGTCCGTGGCTTTTGCCACCGCATTATAAACCACATCGGCGGTGATTTTACCGTCTTTGGCAAGCTCCCTGACGGCATTTGATGTTACGCCCATCTCTTTGGCGATTAAATCCATCAAAATGGGAGCTTGTTCAGCCACTGAGTTAAACTCATCACCACGCAACACCCCTGACGCCATGGCTTGCCCAAGCTGGGTTAAGGCGGCCGCTTGGCTTTCTGCACTACCACCACTGACACGCATTGCCGTTGTGATATTTTCGGTAAACTTAATCACTTCATCTTGGCTTTTGCCAAGTTGTTTTAATGACCGCTCATTTGATGCGTACAATTGCCCAACAGAGTCAAGGCTGACCATATTACCCATCGCAATGCGTTCTATCTCACTCATTGCATGGGCATAATCTTTGGTGCTTGTGGTGGCAATTTTGATTTGACTGGTAAGGGTTTGCATGTCATCGGCGGTGGCGATGATACCACCAACGCCAGCAACGGCAAAGGCGGTAAACATCACGCCTTTTAATGTGCCAAACGCTGTTTTTAAGCCATCTGCTTTATGCTTTAAGTCATCAATATCATTACCTGCTTTTTTGGCATCATCACCAAACTTTTTAGCCCCATCACCTGCTTTTTTAGCTTCATCACCAGCTTTTTTACTGGATTTTGACGCCTTATCCGCTTTGTCTGAAAAGCCATTAATACCAACGCTTGCCTTACCGCTTGATTGTTCAATCTTATCAAAATGCTCTTTTAGATTTCCCAAGGCGGTATTAGCACTATCGGCATTTACCTGTATGTCTAAGCGATATGTATTTGACATAAATTCACCCAATAAAAAACCGCCCATAAAGGACGGTTGGTTTTTTAAGTTATATAGTGCTATTTAGCTTGTTGATTGGTGCGGATTACTCTAAAGATAGCAATCGGGGTGATGCCATAACTGCTTGTATTCCTACCCATTGTTTCTTTGAGCGACTGAGACAATTCCAAGATTACATCGCCAAAGCTACCAGTTGTCATATCTATATTCATATCATCATTTGGGATGGCGTCTAACACTCCCAAAACATAATATTCCCCAAACAACACCTTACCATGCTTTAGGTTGATATCGTGTGGATTGCCGACCATTTCTCCACGATTTAAGGTCATCCATACCATGTCTTCACCGACTTTTAGTCTAGCTTCAAGTGCATATGGAATAGCCTTAATTAATTGAACCACTGGCTTGTTTTCCTCAAGCTTTTTCTTTACCGCCTGCCTTTTTCTATCACCATACAATTGCTTGTATTCTTCTTCGGTTGCAAAGTACATTGTTGGCTCAAGTAGATTTTGCAGTGTTTCTATATCTGTAATGCTTAGCACACCGTTTAATAACACCAAATTACCTGCTGAATTCTCACCAAGTTCTCGACTGATAAATCCTAACTCGTCTAGCTTATCAATCATTTCCCTAGGTAATGTTGGTGTCGCATCATAAGTCTTTTCGCTAGATTGATTTTCACCTGTAGCATAGTTCACCTTAGCGTCAATCTTTGCCATAGCATTTACGCCAAAAGCACCCTCGCTCGCTAAGCTGCTATTAAGTGCGTTATTTGCCTTAATGCTAGCCAACGAGCCAAACCCTGTCAGCTGCGCATAAAACGAGCGAATTTTAATGCTGTCAAGATATAAAAAATCAAAGAGAGATTCTGTGGTTGGTAATTCTTGCGCCACGGTTAATCTCCTCTTTTACCTTTTTTTGCTCTTGGTGAAATTTCTCGGTTTCCCTGCTCATTGCTTGGTTTAGGCAACTAAACATATCACGCAAAAGTTGAGCAGAGTGGTGAGTTGCATCTGATTTTTTAGCATTATCTTGCATACACCCATCTCCTTGATGATAACAATACTAAAAGTATCGCTGAAATTATATTATAGCAAGCATGATATGGTTTGAACAATTTGTTTTACTTATCAATAACAAATACCAATGCCCCACTCACCATCTGATGAGCAGGGTTTTAAAACTTGTTTAATTCTTAACGATAAATCAAGGTAGCGCCACCATAATAATTAATGCGATTTTTCTCAAACATCGGTCTGTCATTTTTGTTGGTCAGTTTCATATCATGGGTAAGCTTTACAATGTCATTAATGTTATCTGCGACGAAGTTATACATATTTTTACCCATATTCTCATCAAAGAATCTGATATCACGCATCTGCTTAATGAGTACTGCATAATCTCTTAGGTAAACAGCACTGTCTACAAGCACTTTATAAAGCAGGACATCATCCACAGGCTTTTTACCGTGTTGTAATATCAAGCCATGCACATACTCAACCGCTTGATATACCTGCTCACCTGTCAGCTCATCAACACAGCCCACATCAAAGCGTTGGTGTATCATTTTCCACACATTGCTATAAATCGCCCCAGTTTCACCAACAAGCATATTTACCGCTTGTACCAGTGGTTTGCGTTCATCTTTGGTTGCTTTTTGGGCGGTGTTGTATTGCCCTGTCTTGCGAATGGTGGGCAAGACTTCATCAAATACCCAATTTTGAAACTTTACCGCTTCGGCTTTATTTGAGCGAAAAATCACACGATATAAATTTGGCTCATTGATAAAGGTTAGCTCTTGCTGACCACCAACCGTAGGGGTGTAGATTTTTTCTACACCCTTTTTATCTAACTGTTTTGCAACAATATCACGGCTATTTTTGATGGCAAGAATACCAGCAACATCAGGCAGACAAAACCAAATATCACCGCCATCACGGATAGCAGTGCGAACTTGTTTGGTAGATTCAAAATTAAAGATTGAGATGTTAGACATTTGCTTTTACCTTTTTGATAGATTAAGTTAAAGCCCACATGGGCGACCAACGGCTCAAAACCATAAAGCAAAATGGCGGACTTATTCCCCTTTCGGGTCTTGTATTCGTCGCACCGTCGGTCATAACTTATCAAATAAGGTATGCAAATTCATGCACATCTTAGGTTGTCGGATTAACTTAAGAGACGCACATAAAAATATCACGCTGACGGGGTGATTTCCGTTGCTTTACGGCTTTTGAGACCGTGAACATACTATACAATAAAAAACCCAATCTGTAAAGACTGGGTTTGTGCATTATTTTGGTTGGCAGTTTTTCAGTTGTGGCGAGCCAATGACTTCACCGTCACCTTTACACACCAAGACAATATCTTGTCCTTTTTTAAGTGTTGTTGCGTATTGAGTAAAATCATTATTGCCTTGTGCGCTTACAGTTTGGAATTCATTTTTACCCACTAATTGCACGATCGCCTTATCGCCGACACCGCTGTCAATTCTTGCAACATTGCCTGATACTTCTAGCATTTTGCCTTTGTATTTTTGATCTGCTGCTACTTCATTGTCATCATAATCACTGGCGATCTCAGTGGCTGAAACCATCATCGGCGGCTCAGCAGGTGCTGCTGGTTCCGCTGTGTTGTTTGACGCTGATTGGTTATTATTATCGCCGCCTGACAGCATACCAATGATGATGCCAAGACCAATCAGGGCAATGACCGCAATCAAAATAAATTTAAAAAGCTTTTTCATTCAATAACTCCCTAGTTAATCGGAGTTATAACTTTACAACATTTTTTCTTGTTTGTTAAGATATTTTTTTGAAATAAAGCCCTAAGTTTTCTTAGAGCTTTTGTTATACTCATCAAGCCATAAATCATCAAGCATAAAAATAAGCTCAAACAGCCACGCCCTTGGCAATAAGCTTTGATAATGCTCACAAACATCACAAACATCACGCACAGACAAGGGCAAAGCGATGCCTTGGGTGTATCGCCTTGCTCGGTTTGCCAGAGCAAAAACCATAAAGATATTGTCAACATACACATCGGCAGCGGCAGGCGTGGGTAAATCAATCCCCAACCGCTGATAGCTCTCAATACGGTTTGGGGTAAGTGTTACCCTGATTTTTTCCCATTGGTAGCAGTCATGGACTTTTTTACCAGTTTTGCCTTATTGTCTTCAAATTCTTGGCTAAGGCTGGCATAAGTTTCAAATAGCAAGGTAATAAACTGTGTTAATTTGTCTTTTTCAAAACCTTGGTCAAGCAAAATTAAAAAGTTATCGCCATTGATGGCTAATGGCTCACCATCAGCGGTAACATTCCATTGACTGATACAGTACTCACCTAAGATAAATAGCATGGCTTCGTACTCGCCAATTTCATCTTGATTGCCACGCTTTAAACTGTCTTTGGTTACCTTTTGGGCGTGTTTGCTATCTTTTGTACCTCAGCGGCGGCTCGTTTAAACGCTTCGCTTGCTTGAATTTCAAGCGTCAATTCAAGCCCATCAAATTCAATCTCACGCTTAGCACTCATCTTAGCGTCTTTTTTTAAGAGTGTTAAATCAAATGCCATGTTATTTTTTTCCTTAAAGTTTATCGAATCGTATGGATAATATTGCCCATCTTAATTAAAAAACAAATGAACGGCGGTTAAAATCATATCCAGCTTATAAAGCGTAATCAGACTTGCCACCATCAGCCAAATGACAAATAAGCCGTGTTTTTCAATTAAATATTTCATAAAATCCACAATTATGGTAATATATTCCACAAGTTAATTCCTTTTATCTGCCAAAAGGGGTTAATAAAAAAGCCTAGCTATTTGCAGTAGCTAGGCTTTTGTTTTATCACTGATTAGGCGGTATGTTTCTCAATGACTGGGCTTTCATCAACCACCGTGTAAGACAAATCCACGGTAACCAAATCTGTGCCTGATGGGCTTGGAATTTCACCAGTGACCTGAAATTTAGGGATTTTAATCACATACTTGTTTGAGCCAAAATTAATCGGTATCTCTAAGCTTAGTGTTACCCCTGTGAGCTGATTTGTGATCATCTCGTGGGCTTTTTGACTGTAAGCAATCGTCATACTGCCTGTGATGTTCGCAAGCATGGCTAAGATATTGCCGCCGTAAATGTTATCGCCTAAGCATTTTTGTACTTCGGTTTGGTTATCAAGCTCAAAACTAAAGCTTTCAACACACACATCAAGTTTTGTGCCATCTACTTTGATCTCACCGATAGATAAGCCGCTTGCCTTTGCTGTATCAGGTGTTTTGGTCGGTGTTTTAGCAAATGATGTGGTTTTGCTTTCTTGATAGCCTAAGCCTGTCATGCCAAACTTTAGCTTGATCAAGCTTGAAGTATCAATCGTCAGACCAAAGCTTGAGACCACACAACCTGTAAATACGTGATTGACGTTAATATCTGTAAAGTCTTTAGCCACAGCAAATTGAGTCTTTGTTGATCCGACGCTTAAAGTGTTAGGCGTACTACCTGATGACCATTCGCTCCAGAACGCCGCTGCGATCAGTTCATCATAAGCACCGAACATCAGCTCAGCTTCAATATCGCCTTGTACTGACGCTGACGTTACCATGCCTGCTTTACCGATACGACCACCTGATAACATTTCACTGCTTGTCATTTCAGCAGAGACTGTTAAGCCGTTTGTGATATTAGGCAAGGTTTTCCAGCCTGTTTGAGGCAGGGTTTTATCTGTTTGTTTTGCGATTGATGTTGTTACAAATGCACCGCTAGACATAGTCAATTCTCCGTTTTAAAATCGCGTAATAGTTACGCATTTAGTAAAGCTGATCTTTCATTAATACCCACTCGCCACGCTGTATGTGGCTAGGCTTAGGGCTATCAAGCAAACGCTCAAGCGCGATAATCTTTGCGTAAAGCTGCCCTGCGTCTTTTTGTACAGTTTTCGCCATCAATAGTATCTCCAAGGCACGCTGACATTGATTTGATAAAATTCGTTAAAGCCGACATTGATCACGCTAGGCGCAAGTGTTTCAAGCTTGCCAAATTGCTTCGCTTTTAAATGATTGGCTAAGCTATCGGCTTTGTGTTTAATCTCAGCTGTGCCCACATTTTCAGGCGCAAATAGCTGTATGACTAATGTTCCCTGCTGTAAAATACATGGCTCATCGCTGACACTGCATATTGTATTTACGCCGCCTAGGATTGTTACTCGCCCCCAGAGCGACTTTGGTGGCTTAAAATTGCGATTTTCTCGCGCTAAAACCACTGTGTTAAAGTGTTCCCATTTTTGAATATGAGCAAGCAGTGTTTGCTCTATCTGTGCTGTGTTCATCAGCGCCCCTGTGTTGCTCGTATAATGTCAGCAATGCCCTTGAATAGCTCACCACCAAAGATGAAGAACAGTCCAATGACGACCAATACTGCGATGATGTAGCTCCAAACTCGTAAAGTTTTATTTTGGCTAAATGCATTCATCACTTTATCCAAATTCATATTTATGTTAAAATTCACTTGTATTTATTCCTACCTGCATAGGTTTAAATAAAAATCCCTAGTACGGCAAATACTAGGGATTTTGCTTTTATGATAGTTTGCTTAATGCACTGTTAAAGGCATTACCGTACACCCCTGTTGGGGCTTGTTGTGACCAGCCGTGTTCAAGTCGCAACGCATAGGGCAAGTTGTTTTGAATGTAGATGAGTGGGTAGGTGTGCTTTGGAATGCCTAAGATAAGTTCAATGCCACCGCCTGTCTCGGCATAGCTAGGACTGCCAATGCTGATATGATGGGCATTTTTGTAACGCCCTTTACGCACAGGACTTAGGGCGATGACATTGTTATAGCAGTCAATGGCAAATTTGCGATAAGTGGCGTCAATCTTATCAGCAATGGGTTCAATGCTAAGCTTTTTATTCCATTTAATGCCCATTAAAAGCCCCTTAGCTGAATTGTAAAGCTCACCTCAGCAGGATCATGACTGATACTGATGATTTTCATCTCGTTAATCTCATCATCAATCTGTGGTATCTCTGTCAGCTCATCTTGTAAGCAAATCAGCTTAACATCGCTTTGCATGATGGTCTTGTTATCAATCTCATGGGCGTAAAAGCCTGTAAAAACGCCCCTACCGCTGTAATTGATGGTAGATAGTACTTGGGTATCATTAACCGCCCAATCATCATCAGATAAGATGACACGCCTGCCTGTGAAGTCTTTGACAGCATCTTTTAAATCAGTATCAAAGGCTTGGGTAATTTCAGTACTAATTTCAGCATTTAATCCCATTTCACACCCTAACCAAAGGCAAGCCAAACATTCCCAAAGGCTGTTGTAAATACGGCTCAATAAGTGCTAAAGCGATTTGCTCGTTTTGGCTCATAGCCTGCCCCATCTGTCCATCTGCATAGGTTTTTGAAACAGACACATCACCTGCCTTTGATGACTTTGAGATGACCTGTCCTTCGGTGCGTGTGGCAAACAAATCCCCATCAAGCCACGCTTTGGCAATGTATCTGCCTGCCTGCTTTATCGGCTCTGGTATGGTTTTAAATGGTATTAACTTATGCTTATTTAGCCACGCATTGACAATAACCACGGTTTGTTCATCAGCCTTATCAATGTCTGTTAAATCATCAAGTGTTATCATTGTTTCATCCTAAAAACCCCACCTAAAACAGATGGGGCTTTTGTTCGTGCTGTTTGGCTGTTATTCAACCTTAGCGGTCTCGCTCTTTGTACCTGTCAGTGCTTCGGTGACCTGTGGGTCTTTGATGCCGTAGTCTGCCCCACTTTTGGCAGGGTCTGTTACCTGTGCGTTAGTCAGCGTGCTTTTGCTTTCATCAAAATACGCTCGCTCTGATGGATAGGTAAAATTAAAAGCAGGCTTAACCTTATCTTTTGGTAATGACATGAATTTCTCCTTATAGGTTGGTGATTAAAAAGCGAATGGGGGTAGCATCAGCATCAGCGTCCAATCGCCAGTTTGCCGCTGTGGTTAAGTCCGTCCAGCTTGGTGATAGCGCTTCATTTTTTGTGCCACCTGTTAGCGTACTAGGCTCAGCGATGAAGCTAAACCCTTGGGGGTGGATGAGTATGTTACGGCGTGTCCATAGCGTGGTATGACCTGAGCCGTTGCCTGTGTTCGCTGTGCGTTCAAGCTCAAGATCATCTTGACCTGCAACCATATCAGCAGCAAATGCCCCAGCCCCTAACAAATAAGAGACATATTTGGCGTTTTTGCCTGTGCCTATGACCGTGGCACGCTTTGACTGGATAAGCCTGCGACCGTTATAAGTTTCAATCGGCTTTAAATCATCAGCGGTGGTTACTCTCTCAAGTAGTCGCTGTTTTCTCATCTTGGTTGCAATCAAAGGATGAACAATCATCAAGCCTGACCCTTGGTGCATCTCATCTAGGCTACCCTCAGCATCAATAAACGCATGAACATCAAAGCCTGATGAATCATCAGCAGTTGCCTTTGATATGTCAGTAGATAACTTCTTACCATTAGATTGGTCATAATTTAAAAGACCAAACAAGGTAGCAATGGCACGGTTTTCAGCTTGTGTCAGCCAATAGTCATCAATCATCTGTGCCATAAGTTTTAGCGGTGATTGACCGAGCAAATAGCTTTCAAGACGGCTTTCAATAAAGCCCTCATTTAACAGTGCCAAACGCCCTTTTGATTTACTGCCTTCGATTGAGCGTGGCATCGCAATATCTGTCATGATGGTGTTGGAATAGTTCGCTTCTAAGTTGCCATCAATGGGGTGGATAAAAGGCACATCAAAGGTTAATGAACCGCTGTTTAGCAGGGGGCGTAAGCGTGCATCTGAGACAAATGCCCCTGATTGCCAAAACTTTGACCGCTGTAGATTGTCTTTAACCTGATAAGACAAGGTAACATTTTTATTAAAAATCTCTCTTAATTTTGCCATGATTACTCCAAAAATAATTGATTAAATAAAGCAGGGTTTGAGTGGGCAAGTGCTAATCGCTCTTGTTCACTGTAATCACCTGCTCGCTTAGCTGATTGACCGTTTGAACCTGTACCACAGGATTTTGTGCCAATGATTAAGCTGTCGTATTTACCACAGTTTTGCATTTGTTTTGCCAAATCGTCAAGGGTCATGATAGATACAGCACCACTGTCATCTAACACGCTTAGCTGACCATCTTTGGCAGACAAACGCTTTTCAATGAGTATTTGTAAAATCTCTTGGTTAGCAGGATTGTCGCTTAACTGACTTGATAGCTTTTGGGCGTGTGATTTGACCAAATTCTCATCACGCTCTTTATCACGCTTAGCGATTTGCTCGTTTAACTCTTGGATTTTGGCTTGATACTGCTTTTCTAGCGTCTCAAAATCCCCCTTTTTGCGTGCAGTCTCTTCGGCAAGTCGCTCTTTTTCGGTTTGTTCGGCACGGCGTTTTTCGCTTTCGGCTTTTTTCTCGCCAAGTAGCGTTTCGTTGTGTTTTCGCAAACGTTCGATTTCTTCGGCTTGGGCTTGGTCGGGTTTGGTTGCTTCTACCACCTTGCCAATCGCTTCATCGTCAAGTCCTAACGACTTTAAAAGTTCTTCTAGGTTCATCGGTTACTACCTTGATTTTGCTGTTACAAACAGCGGATGATAAAAAAGCACCCTACTGGGTGCTGTGTGTGAATAAATAAACTACAAAGGCATTTTCATCATCTGATGATAAACATCAACTTTGCTTTGGCGCAAGGATTTTATCTTGGCTTGTATAAGTGCTCTGCAGCCGCCTAGCACGCTCCTTAAAAAAGCCTTTGCCTTGCTTATAAGCATCTTTAAGGTCTTGACGCAAAGAGTATATCTCTGATGGCGTCAATGCCATATCTATGAATTTGTTTTGCAAGGTATCTTGCTTCTGATTCGGTAAATTGTGAGAAATCATAGCCAAATTGCTCCTGCCACCATTGTTCAATTTCTTTGCCTGCTTGTTTGCGAAGCTGCCCAAGCGTGGCTTTGGTAATAGGCAGTTTAGCAGAATTGGGTTTACCATTCAAGGTGCTGGCTAAAATTACTTTGCCACCCTTGCTCTCAATAAAGCCACGCAAATCCGCCAATGTGCCACCTTGGGTAATCACATCATCAACAATCATATAATGATGGCCACTTAATACAACACCATCAAAACTGACACGTTTTAAGAGTCTACCCACGCCATCAGATGATGTGCGATAAGCACGCTTAGCTTGTACAATACCCAAATCCATATCCACACCAAGCATTTCTGATAAAGCTAAGGCATAAGCCATGGGGATTTTGTTTCGCCCTAGCTGTTCTTCGGCATGAACAGGCACAATACGTACATTATCATAACCTTTAATTGTATGGTGTAATTTTAGTACAAAATCATCTGTTAAATATTCATCAACCAAAAATAATGCTGAGCTTAATTCCCCAGATTTGGCTTTTTGATAATGTTTGTGTGTTGTGATAGTGTCTTTGGCGTGGGCAATCATCACATTGGGCAAATCCCCCCAATCGGTTCTTTTCACAGCAAGTACTCTGTCTTTGGTATTGTCTAATTTTACCACAGCAGCAAATGCCTTATCAAAGGCTTTGGGTTCTAATGCTCTCATTTGTTCAAGCGTTAAGGGGGTGAAATGCTTATCAAGCTGTAACGCCCTAAACCGCTCTACTGTCATGCCACCATCACGAAATAACTTCGCTCGGGTTTTACCCAACACTTCATCTTGATATTGGGCAGGCTGATTTTTTAGCCATTCATAATAAGTTTGATTTTTAACCACCCCATCCATGCTCGCTCGCTGTTTGGGCGTTTGATAGCCATCATAGACAATCTCAAAACTTGAACGGCAATTAAAATGATAGGGCGGATATCGTGCTTTGTCCAAAGGCATAAACACCCCATCTAAACCCCTACAAATGCTACTGGTGCGTAAATCCAAGGTTGCAATGACTTTAATGCCTTTGATGATGTCTTTGTTATCATGAATAAATTGCTGTTTGGCTTGATTTGCAACAATGGCTGTACCTGTGTGAGCAATGGTCTTGGCATGGCGTGTTGTGATTTGTAAAATCCCATCTTGGTAGCGGTTTTTGCGTGTACCCCTGATAATCCTAACAAGCTCTTGGTTTGGTAAGCCATTGGCATAAGCATAGCTGATGGCATTACTTATCTTTGTGCTTTGTTCATCACCAAACTTAGCCAAAATCTGATTAAGCGTTACACCAACCTGAGCAGATAGCTTGATGGGGCTGTCTGCGTCAAATTGTGGCTCATTCATGTTTAGCGTATCTGGCTTATCATCATCAATCATTTTGGTTTCAAGCGTATAGCTGTAATCGTATAGCTCTTGCCAATCTTGGGTTAACTCCAAGGCGTAACCTGCCAAAAAGCCCAAGAGCTTCTGCTTACTCTCGCCAATTAATAACTCAAATTCTTTATAGTTAAGCTCACTAATTTCATGACGAAATACCACCAATTGTAAAAACTCATCAATTTCATTAAGTGTGGTTTTAAACTTATTTGCCAGATGAACCTTGAACCTTTCTAAATTGATTAAATGCTTCATAAGTCATGCTCGGTTGTTCAATTAAGCCATCTATTTCATCATTGCTAAGCTCGCCACTGATTAAATTAAACTCACGGGCTTTATCATACAGTACAGATTTAGGCAGCTTGCCTGCGTCAATTAAACCTGATAGCTGTGTTAATAAGCCAATATCAACCGCATGTTGGCTAAATTGCTGTCTAATAACAAATTTCGGTGGATGCTTTGCCCCTGTGTATCTATTGCACCAGTTTAATAGTGATAAAAAGCCTTCGTTAATATTGGCAATACATAAAGATGCTTGGCTGTGCTGTGCTGATGTTTCATTTTCTGCTTGGGTTGCTGTTTTGATTGTACTGTTTGCTTGCTTGTGCGTTCAGTAGCCTTGTTTGACTACCTAAAGTTGTTGCCGATATGCCGTTTTTCTTGAATTTGTAAGCCAGTCATACGCTTACCTGACCTTTTTAGATAACACAAAACAAGGTGCATTTTGCTATTTATCCTTTGGTTGTTAAAATCACGCTTTTTTGCTGATTTTTTCTTTGGCTGTTCGGAATTGTCAAGATTGATGACTTTGCCACCTTTTTTGATAAATTCAGCGATTTGTTGCTCTTGGGCGTCTAAATCTGTTCTTGAATAATTAAAATCATTGCTCACAGAATTAGAGTTTGGTATAATAAATTCGTTCATTTAACTTTCCTTAAGTTAATCCGAAAATGGACACCGCCCCTAGCGATAACTAGGGGTTTTTTGATTTTCTGATTTTTCAATTTTCTCAAACCGATTCACTGTTAGCTCTCACATAATTAAAATCGGTATCAGGACTTAAAACATCACATTTCACGCACCCTTTACTATGCTTATCAATTTCAATAGCAAGTGTTGGATGGCATGTGCGGTTGCCACGGTAAATTTGCATCATTTGACCGTAAGTTGTACCGCACTTTTTAGCAAACTCAATACGATCTTGCTTATTCATTGATAGCAAATAGTTTCTTAATTCAACAATTTGCACTATAAACCCTCTTATCTATTAGCAATTGCTAATTATTATAACAATTAATAATAGCTTTTGCTATCTGTTTTTTTGTGTAGCATTTGCTATACTATATTTTTCAGTACAGAAAAAGAGAGGTCGGGAATGACACCAGAGATTCGATTGAAAAATTTAACCTTAGTTCTTGAGAAGATTGAAAAAGAAAAAGGGTTAAACTCATTCGCTAAAATCGCTAAAGAATATGATTTGAATGCAAGTTACTTATCTCAGTTAATGAACGGCAATCGTCAAATCGGCGAGCGTTCAGCTCGATCGCTAGAAAAAAAGCTGAAGTTGGAAAAATTTAGTTTGGATAATTGCCCGCTACAATCCAATATCAATCCTGATTTTGAATCAATCACCGAATGGGACAATGGCGCCCCACTGGATGATGATGAAGCTGAGATCCCTTTTTATAAAGACATTGCCTTTGCTTGTGGGCATGGTGCAGTCAATGGTGATGCACCGCTTGAGGGTCGTAAGCTGCGCATGGGCAGACGCACCTTGAGCAATCTGGGTGTGATGCCCATCAATGCCTATGCTGTCACTGCGTGCGATGACAGTATGACGCCCTATGTACAAGATGGCGACACCATCTATATCGATAAAGGACGAAAAGAAGTCAAAGATGGGCGGATTTTTGCGATTCGCTTTGGGGAGCTGTGCTTATGTAAGCGTCTGTATCGACTGCCTGATGGTGGCGTGCGTATCGTCAGTGATAATGCCGCTGAATTTCCTGAGCAGGTCGCCACCAAGCAGCAGATCAGCGATGGTGAGTTTGAAGTGATTGGCTGGGTGTGGAGTGTCAGCCGTCTTGAGCGGTGGTAATGAATTTAAGATCACCAAACGCATATTGAAGAAAATTTAGGAGTAATAGCCGTGACAGCAGAAACCTTTCATTTAATACCAGCTATCACAGGTGCTGTGAGTGGCGCTGCATCAGTTGGTTTGCTAAATGGACCTTTGCAAACCTTGCAAGATATTTGGTTTGTGGTATATGGTCACAAGTGGCATTATAAAGTTGAAAGCATTAAGGCTCAACAAGCAATGAATATACAAGCCATGCAGAACAACATTCAGACCGGTATTGAAAAAATACCAGCAAATGCACTCAAAGACCCCAATGTGGCAATTATCGGCCCAGCGTTGGAAGCCAGCCGATTTCATATGAACGAAGAGAACATTCGCGAAATGTTTGCCAATTTGATTGTGTCAGCCATGGATGAGAGAAAAGATGGTCAGGTGCATCATGCGTTTGTAGAGATTATCAAATCACTTAGCCCATTGGATGCCAAAAATCTAGAATATCTAAGTCAAAGCGGTGATGCACCAATTGTGAATATTGTCAAAGAAGCAAGTTATGGCTTTCATATGCTTCACCAACATGTATTTTTAGGCAATCGCCAAGTACTAGATCCCAACTTGATTACACCATCTATTGATAACCTTGCACGCCTTAAGCTAATAGATGTGACATATACCGAACACTTGACACATGAACCAGTCTATGATCCCTTTTATCACTCAGCCTTATATCAAGAAAAAGTTTCAGAACTGGGCAAAGAGCTTAAACTTCGAAGACTGGATATATCCAAGCTTCAAGATCTCACTAGACCAGTTGAACTCGATGGCAAGGTTCTAAACAAAGATGAACGAACTGAACAAATAGAGCTGATAAACAAAGAATTAGAGTCCAAAATTGAGATACAAAAAGGCATTATTAAACTTACTGCTTTTGGTAAAAATTTCCTAAGCGTCTGTTCGCCCACGACTTAGAGACTGCTTAATCTCATTTACAAAGCGCTTAGTAAAGGCTTTTTTGTTCGTCCGTCATGGGGTTTGGGTCAATGATGAGAAAATCCTGCACCGATTTGTCTTTATCCGCCGCTTGCATGTAGGCAAGTAAGGCAAAGCCTTGTAAGTATTTTTTGGCGTTTTGGGTGGCTTTTTGGATGTTACGGCTAAAATGAACCGTATTTGCTCCAAGCACAATGTTAATTGCCAGTGCCATGTTGCCATCCTTTAAGTAAAAAAACCCACCGCATTGGGTGGGTTTTGGTCGTGATTGGGTCGTTAAGCGATGTGTTTTAAAAACTGCTGATATTTGTGCTTGCTTAATTGTAAAATGGCAGATTTGCCATCGTCAAACTCAATATGACAAACATAAGCGTCTTTGGTACGATTGGGTAGCCCAGCACCAATAGACAGGGCAACCAGTGCAGGCAAAACGCCCGCCCCAACAAAGAGCGTGCCAACAGTGGCACTGATGGCACCATTTTGAACCGAATTTGCCAAATTTGCCACCTGATCGATGTCAATGAGCTCAAATCTTTGTACCTGAGTGCTAAGATTGTACACATGGTTTTTGTTGGTTTGTTTGTCCATGATGGCAAGAAAACAACCAAACGATGACGCCGATTTTATAAAATCATCAGAATGTAACAGTTTAATGCCAAACATAGTATGTGGTTATTATTATTTTTAGCTATTAAAAGACCTACAACTTTTGCTGTAGGTCTTTTATTTTATTGGTACCAGTGGTCGGACTCGAACCGACACGCTTTTAAGGGCAACGGATTTTGAATCCGTCGTGTCTACCAATTTCACCACACTGGCATGTATGGTTAGCCTAACTGGCTATGAGTGCGTATTATACTGATATTTTTATCGCTGTCAATACTTTTTATCAATTTTTTTCGTTAAATAATGATTTGATGGTTTAGATGATAAAAACCAAAGCACGCTTAGTCATATTTTGTCATATGTTATGATAAATTATGGCGGTATGGTCAGCCGATATTACAAATTGCTTAACAGTTGATAACATATCATTAACATGATAACATACTAATAGCAAGGTTTTTTGTTGTTTTTATTTGTTTATCTAAGGAATTCTT